TTTCGCTGCCGATATCGGTGCTATGGGTGATGAAGAAGGCCCAGACGAGCACGCCAGTCCTGAAGAAAAAGTCAGATTCAGTATCCAACAGGCCATGGACGAACTGCAAGCCGCATTTGACGCCGCTGATGATTTAGGCGGTAATGGTGATGAGTTCGGTGACGAAGAAGATGGTGATGAGTTCGGTGACGAAGAAGAAACTGACGAAATGATGGGCGTATTTGAAGGCCGTCGTTTACGCGAGTACACTGAAAAAGTTGGTAACGACTGGGAGGGAAACAGCCAAAAGACACAAGGTCAAAATGCAGGTGCCGGAACTGGCGACAAAGAAAGTGCTCCAGTAACAGGTCATAGTCCTATCAATCGTAAAGCTGACAGTGAAAAGCCTACCAGCACAGCCAACGCCAAGAATATTGGCCAAGGATACCATGAAGGACAGAAAGACACAGGTACAACGCCTAACAAAGTAAACAACGGTATTGCAAAAACTGCCGGTGAGAAGTTTGCTAGTGGTAATGGCAATGTCCCAGGTGGAAAAATGGGTATCAAGAACCTAAAACAAGTTGGCGAGTATGGTAAAGGTGAGCAGACCAGTCCTAAAGGATTGAATGTTGGTGCTCGTACTGGCCAGAACGACAACCAAGGTGAAACCAACACTAAGTCTGTGGTAGATCGCAAATTTTAATTAGAGTCCTGGAATGAAACTAAGTTATCTAAGAGAACATCTAAGTTTTGATCAATCAGGGATCGTCTTAGAATCCGACGACAAGGATGGCAAGAATCTTTACCTAAAAGGTATTGCCATCCAAGGCGGGATTCGTAACGCCAATCAACGAGTCTATCCAACAGATGAAATTGAACGTGCTGTTAAGACCTTGAATGATCAAATACAAAGCGGATACAGTGTCTTAGGTGAAGTAGATCATCCCGATGATCTAAAAGTTAATTTGGACCGTGTCAGTCACATGATCACACAAATGTGGATGGAAGGTCCAAACGGATATGGAAAGATGAAAATCCTTCCTACACCAATGGGCAATTTAATTCGAACCATGCTTGAAAGCGGGGTAAAACTCGGAGTCAGTAGTAGAGGCAGCGGTAACGTTGACGATATGAGCGGCAAGGTCAGCGAGTTTGAAATTATTACTGTAGATATAGTTGCCCAACCCAGTGCCCCTGGAGCATATCCTACTCCTGTTTACGAACATTTAATGAATGCTCGTGGCGGGAATAGAGCATTCAAGGTAGCACAAGAAGTTAAAGAAGATCCAAAGGCCCAGAAATATCTGAAAGAATCCCTCTTGCAGATTATTAAAGGTCTAAAATAAGCCCGAGGAGAAAAATCAAATGGACGCATTCAAACAATTGGTCGAAAGTGGAGTAATGTCAGAGGACACTCGTTCTGTGATTGAATCTGCATTCGCTCAAAAGCTACAAGAGAATCGCGACCAAGTCACCGCTGAACTTCGTGAAGAATTTGCACAGAAGTATACACATGACAAACAGGTCATGGTAGAAGCAATCGACAAGATGTTAAGCGACAGATTGGCCGCCGAAATGGCCGAATTGTATGAAGACAAAAAAGCTCTAGCAGAAACAAAAGCAGCATATAAACAGAAAATTTCTGAAGATGCTAAAAAGCTAGAAGGATTCGTCATTCGTCAATTAGGTAAAGAATTAGTAGAGTTCCAAGGAGATCGTCAAAAGGTTTCTGAGAACTTTTCTAAACTAGAGCAGTTCGTAGTACATGCTCTAGCTAAAGAGATCAACGAATTTGCTATTGATAAACGTAACCTAGCTGAAACCAAAGTCAAGCTAGTTCGTGATGCAAGAGCTAAATTTGAGGATATCAAGCAGAACTTTATTAGTCAAAGTGCTAAAGTAGTCGAAAGTGTGATCACTAAAAAACTATCTTCTGAAATTACACAATTGAAAGAAGATATTGAAAGTGCTCGCAACAACAGCTTTGGTCGTAAGATCTATGAAGCGTTTGCACAAGAATACGCAGGTTCTTACTTGAATGAAAAATCTGAAACAAGTAAATTGTTAAAGATTCTTACCAAGAAAGATCTACAACTTGCGGAAGCAAAACAAGCCGTGGCTGAAAAAACTGCTATCGTTGAAACCAAAGAACGCGAACTTCGTGTTACCAAAGATTTAATGGAGCGTAAGCAGGTTATGGCAGAACTATTGGCACCTTTAGGTGCTGACAAGCGACAGCTGATGCAACAACTTCTTGAGTCAGTTCAGACCAAGAAACTTGCTGATGCTTATGATAAATACCTACCAACAGTAATGGAAGGCGAGAAGAGAAAGGTAGCGAAACCTACTTTAACAGAAAGCACCGAAGTGACTGGTAATCGAGAACAAAAGCCCGAGGTAGGCTTAGACAATATTATAGATATCCGCAAACTAGCGGGTCTAAAATAAAACATTCAAGGAGACATAAATGTCAAAACTTTTAAATGAAAGATGGTCCGAGACCAAAGAAGCTCTGCTTGAAGGCCTACAAGGTAACCGTCGTGCAAGTATGGGTGTTTGCCTAGAAAATACACGCCGTTTTTTGGCTGAAGCAGCAACCGCAGGTTCAACAAGTGCTGGTAACGTTGCTACACTTAACCGTGTAATTCTTCCAGTTATTCGTCGAGTTATGCCCACTGTGATCGCTAATGAAATCATCGGCGTTCAGCCAATGACAGGTCCAGTTGGTCAAATCCACACACTACGTGTTCGTTATGCTGATTCCGGTGACAATGTGGTAGCAGGTGAAGAGGCTCTAAGCCCATTCAAGATTGCTGCTGCTTATTCCGGTGGTAACGTTGATGCAACACCTAAAGCAGGTCTTACATCATTCCTAGAGGGTACACCTGGTAAGCGTATGAGCATCCAGATCCTCAAGACTCCAGTCGAAGCTAAGAGCCGCAAGCTATCTGCTCGTTGGACATTTGAGGCCGCTCAGGATGCACAAGCACAACAGGGTATCGACATCGAAGCTGAAATCATGGCTGCTCTAGCCCAAGAAATCACAGCTGAGATCGACCAAGAGATCCTAGCTAGTCTACGTGGACTAGCCAGTGTTGAAGAGACATATGACCAGTCATTAGTTTCTGGTACAGCAACATTCGTTGGTGACGAGCACGCCGCTCTAGCTATCCAAATCAACCGTGTCAGCAACTTGATTGCTCAGCGTACACGTCGTGGTGCCGGTAACTGGGCCGTTGTTAGTAACCAGGCTCTAACAATCCTACAAAGTGCTACTACAAGTGCTTTTGCTCGTACCACTGAAGGTACATTCGAAGCACCTACAAACACCAAGTTTGTTGGTACACTAAACGGTGCAATGCGTATCTATGTTGACGCTTACCTAAGCGACACTTCTGATTCCAGTCAAGTTCTAGTTGGTTATAAAGGTTCTAGCGAGGCAGATGCTGCTGCGTTCTATTGCCCATATATCCCTTTAATGAGCTCTGGAGTTGTACTTGATCCAGCTACCTTCGAACCAGTCGTTGGTTTCTTAACACGCTACGGCTATGTTGAGCTTTCCAACACTGCAAGTTCGCTAGGTAACGCCGCTGACTACTTAGGAAAAGTTTCGATCACAAGTGCAAACGTTTCTTTCAAGTAATCAAACAGCAACACACTGCAACAAACAGAAAACGCCCTACGGGGCGTTTTTTGTTGACTATAATATAAATAGTTTGTATGATTTACATAGGGTAAATTTTATGCAGAAATCCAACTGCGTACGGCCTAGAACGCCGTAAATTTTCAAGGAGAAAAAAATGGGACGTCCGATTAAGAAAAAGTTTTTTGGTAATACAAATCCATCGTATTACGGATCTGAGCAGCTAGGTAGTGGTGTAGGTGGCGAAGGTGTAGCCACTGTTTCGGTAGGAACCCTAACAAATGCACCAGTATCAACCCTAACAGTAACAGTCAGCTTTAGTGCTCCTAGTATTGCAGGCGGTGTAACAGCCACTGG